AGTTTGTTGTTCATCCAAAATCAAAAAGACTCTCAAATGTCGTCTTATCCTCTGCTTTAGACAAGTCAATTGGCAACACACCAAGTAAGTTATCTATCTTTTTAGTAATAATTGTTTCCTCCATAAGATCTACATCAAACGGAAGTTCTTTGAACCATTCAGGTGGGGTTAGGGAATCTGTTGGATATCCTATGCTAGTGAATCCCATTGGATTCGGTTTCAGTTTACAGACGATAGTTTTCATACCGTCAACAATATCTACACTATACTTATCATTATTGATTTGCTTTAAACGATTGTAGTTAATAGCGGCCCGTACATGTCCTGGCATAGTTGCTTTTCCAGTGTACACACCTTTCTTGTCCCATTCTAAACTAGTGTAGTGTGTTAGTTTGTTAACACGTTTTGGCGTACCAATTTCCCACGGATCTTTTTGTCTAAACTCTTGACGGAACTCAATGATACGAGCAATTAAATCCTCGTCACTTGTTCCAGTTAATGTCTTTAATAGTATCTCGCTTAAAAAGTCTTGCATAAATGGAGGCGTATCACTACGCTTTAAGTCCAAGCCCATAGCTTTAATCTTGCCTGGTTTGTCTCCTTGGTCTTCACGATAACCTTCGTTATCATAAACTAGGATTGCATAACGTTTCTTCTTAATAAAGACACCAGATAACGCAACCATTTCACGAGCGGCGGCAATAATCTCACCTTGTTCACGGTTAAGTATATTGTGTGCTCTAGCCATATAGTCAGGAAATGTAGTGTTTGCTTGTTCACACACTGTGTCATAAAGTTCAGTGACACGATCTTTATTCCATTCAAACTCTCCACTTTCAATCTTGTCCTTAAAAATAGGATAAGCACTAAAGTAGATACTATCAGTATCACCATACACAATTGTTTCACCAACATGGTTATACTCGCCTGTAAACAGTTCGTTTACACTTGCGCCCATATGTCTGGCAATAGTACGTCCTGTAAGTGTTGTTGACTGACCCATGCGTGGATCGTTAAAACGTGATCCTTGATTAAGTAACGCACCATACAAACTGTTCAAGTTAATCTTTTTAACCAACTGTCGCTTGTCCCAATACGTAAACTTTTCATCATCCACGCCTTTACTATCTTTAGCGTTCTTTTGAAGAACTTTACGTTCAGCATACCAACGCTCTAGCAAGCCAGGAATAATACCCTTTGTGTCTTGTTTAATAATAGTAGCATTACTACTAATAACCCATGGCTGGCCACTCTCAAAGATAATGCTGTATATCTCAGCACCAGTCGCCATTAATTCTTCGCCGTTCTCAAAGTCAATCCAAAGTTGTGTTTCGGTATCTTTTTCCATTACAAGCTCATACTCTGGACAAGCAAACTTGCCCTCCCATGCTTTTGCGGCTTCCCATTTGTGTTCTTGTAGTAGTGGCACAGTTAATGTATGGCGTACTTGACCAACAATAGTTTCTGTACTCAAGTTAAGGCTACGCAAAATACTAGGGTACAGACTGTTTAAGTCCATACTGCCAATCCATTCATGTCTGCCCTTTACTGGAGTAGCAACATATGCACCTGCAGCTTGTGTTGATTGTGGATAATGCTTTTGTACTTTATCACGTTCTTTGTCTGGAACAATTAGCCCACGTCTATGAGCTTCGTTTATAATAGCTTGGTCTGTTACAGCAACCGCACCCATTGTTGTTTGTATGAGTACAGTGTTGTCGTGTGCAATAACATTTGCTAAGTCAATAAACTGTAGCTTCTTGTCTAGTTTAACAAGTAGTTCAACGTCTTGTCTGTTATAGTCAATAAACGTATAGAAGTCGTTGTTATACAACTGGTCCAGTGTACCTTGATAATCTACCTTACGTTCATTAAGTTCATATTCGCCAATAGCATCTAAACTATAGCTGTGCATTTCATGATACGTATACTTTTGATATAGTGCCATGTAATCCAAATGTAAACGTCCAATTGTGTCAAACGTTTCTTGTGATTTACCATACTTTTCGAACTCACGCCGTTTAGGGTATTGATCCCATAAACAAAACTTTTTAGTATACTCTTTACCAATCGTTCTTGAAATACGATTTACTGTATATGGAATGTCGAAGCCTTCACTGTTCCATCCGCTCATTACATCCGCATCTTCAATTAATTCAAGGAACGTTTTAAGAAGTTCTTCTTCAGTATCCATTAACATAGTGTCTGGAAAGCGACTACAAATTTCAGCGGCATCTTCTTTTGTAAGTGTATCTGGTTTACATACCAAACACACTGTAGTTTTAAGCCAACTAAGATGCACTGCAATTGCAGTTATTGCGTTAAATGGATCTTCAGGAGGTGCAAATCCCAACTCAGAGTTAAAGTCAACCTCAATATCAAAAAAGGCTAAGTGCAAGTTGGGAGTATCTTTACCTAAGTAATTGTCTGCTAAACACTTGAATGTACGGTTAACATCACTCTCAAAGAGTTTTTGTCCACCATATAGTTTTTTCTCTTTCTTGAAAGCACGGCCATTAGTTGTAGCATAACGTGACAACTTATCACCAAAAATACTATCGTACTTACCACGCTGATCTTTATAGTAAAACCCATAGCTCGCAGGATAATCACGATACACCCTGCGTCCTTTTTCATCACGTTCAGCAACGTGAATAATATCTCTATTCTGATCGAAGTAAGCGTCTACATACATTATCCGACAAATGCCCTTTCTTGTACAAACGTTCCTTGTGTACGTTTGTTGCCTTCGTTAAATCCGAGGCTGTTAAAGTGTTCTTTTAAGTCATTGTTAAATGCTACACTTCCACATAACATTATACGTTGGTATTCAGGATTGTCAATCTTTACAGTACCGTCTGCCATAAACTTTTGGATACGTCCTTGTAGTTCTGCAGGCTCTTGTGTAACTGTACTGATGTATTCAATAGGCATCTCATTCAAGAAGTCTCGGTAACAATCCTGTTCAGCATGTAGTCTAGTAGTCCATGTTACAGTAATGTTCTCAAACAAGTCGTATGTTTCTGGTTCACGTAGTAAACTAATAAACGGTGCAATACCTGTGCCACTAGCCATCATTACTAGATGTCCACCTAGTTCTAAGTTAGCAAGTATAAGTGTACCTGTTGGCTTTTCACCAACTTTAATTGTGTCGCCTACTTTGATATGTTGTAGTTTGCTTGTAAGCGGACCGTCTTGTACTTTAATACTATAAAACTCTATATAGTCGTCATATGGTCCACTAGTAATACTGTACGCTCTACTAGGTGCATCATCTAAACCAATCATAACAAACTCCCCCGCAGTAAATCTATAACTGCGAGGTCGTTCTGTTCTAATTCTAAATAGTTTGTCTGTATAATGTTGTACCTCAATAACTTCGAGGTCTAGCATTAATGATCCTTCCCAACTGCTTGCAGAACTTCTTCTAGCTCACTAAATCCTTCTGCTACTTTGGCAAACTCTTGCTTGTACGCAATACGGATTGCTTTGTTAAGTGTTGCAGGTTTCATATCTAGTTCTTCTGCAATTGCACTCACGGTATCTTTAAGTCCGCCTTTTAGTGTTTCCACTTCAGATGTTACTTGGACACCTTCATTAATAATTTGTTTAAGTTTCGTAATCTCACTACTACTGAATGCTCGTGACATATTCATCTCCTTTAGCTTGTTATCCTACTACTATATGTTAGATTTACTAGGTTGTCAAGTCTTTTTACGAGCGTTTAAAATATCATTCATTACATTTGATGCTGTGTTAGTAAAGCATCTTGGTGCAACACTGTGAATAATAAGTGCTGGCACCAAGAGCTGTAATTTAATGGCCGCTTTTAAGGCATGCCCCATGTGTTGTAATCCAGTTTCGCCAACTTCATCTAAGTGAGCTTTACATTGTTTACTTAACATTATTTTCTAATTCCTCTAGTCTTGCCTCAATGGCGTCAATTTTTGCTGTTATTTTTGGATACTTTTTACGCCAAGCATCTTCTGGTTGCTCTAACCAAGTCCATCCATAACGAGCTACAAGGAAGTCCATACTGTGATCTACTTTAGCGTAAAACCATAGTCCGGCTCTAGTAGTACTTAGGTATGCTAAACAAATTGCACCTAATATACTGCCACCAATGCTTGTATAAATCCACAACCGATTGGTAGCCATATCGCTAATCATATCCCACATACTATTCAGACTTCCAAATAGTCCAAGCACCATATGCAATCATAGCATATGCAATTAAGTTTACAGGTACCAATATCATTGCTACCCCTGATGCTACTAGTACAACACCGTCAAGTGTCGTTCTCTCTTTTAGTC